GGTCGTGTGAGCGGATCTCTCCTATGAGCTCGCCTAGATAGTCCACCTCATCCTCCAGCAGCGCCACGGGGTCCGTCCCCTGGAGGGCTTTGCGCATGGCGGCATAGTCCCGCTGGTCGATATCTCGATCGTCAAGGTTCACCCGGCCACCCGACCGATCCCCGTCGACGGCGACAAAGCCGATCCGGCCTTTGACTCCGGTGATGCGCGCCAGCTCGTTAGCGCCCCAGGGAACGACGGAGTACTCAAACAGCTTTATGCGGGAGATCTCCCGGATCTGCTCCTCGTCCTCTTCGAGCATGCGCCAGTCGCTCGGTGTGAATCCTATAGACAGAGAATCCAGGACTCCCTCGCGGATACCCAGAAGGGTGTCCTTTCCCAAAGGCGTCTCAAGCACCTTGGTCACCGTATGCAGCCCGTAATCATCAGGGGTCATAAGCTCAGGGCGGCCGATGGGCGGCACCCAGTAGTCGTGACCGTAGAAGACCTTGACCCGGCTGCTTTCATCGGCCAGGGTGTCATCGAATGCATCTGGGAGGATCTTGTCCCCATAGACGTCGACGTTCCCGAAGGTGCTGGCATAGCCTTCAAACTGTCCCTTCTCCAGATCCACCTTCAGCTCGCCCGGGAGGGCCTTGATCTCCATGACTTGCCCACTGTTTTGGTCCGTCTTGCTCATGGTCTCCTCCTTCTCGGCATTTTGCCGACAAAAAAGGCCCCCGATCCGTATGGATCCAGGGCCCTTTACGGGTCCGTTTTCTGTCTCTAGAGGGTGGCTATTCCCTTCTCTCTATGAGGACATCTCCACCAAAGACTGGAGCATAACCAGACCCTCCCCGGTCTCGTGCATGGCTCTCACATCCTCTTCGTCCTCAGGCACGAGCTCCGCCAACGCACGCAGGGCGCGCTCTACCGCCTCCGCATCGGGCAGTATCGGCTTTGCGTCTGACATTGAGTGATCCTGAAGATCATCCAACAGTAGCCTGGCTGTAGTAGCTACGTCCGACATGATCCCCTCCCTTGCTAGAATGCAAAATCCGTTATCTGTGTAGTTATGTCCGCTGCCATGGCTGCTAGGTACGCCGGGACGTCTTCCTCCGGCTGTTGATATATCTCTGATCCGCGAACACTCGTCAAGAGTTCCCGGAACTTCCTCTGCACCAAACTATTGATGATCTTCTCGCCTTGGTTGTGCTCCTCCCCCAAAGCAAGGAGCTGCGGATTACGCTGTAGGTAGGTTGCCGACAATTCTTCCATGACCTGCCCCAAGCTACCCTGTGTGGACCAACGTTCCACCAGATCGTCGACAGTGACGAATCTCCCCTCAGCGTACCAGGTCGCCAAATCATTGACTCCTCGGACAAGCTTGGCATATACACTCCGCTGGGAGGCAGCAGCGGCGGCCCCCATCATCTTGTCCATCCCCAGCGCCTTGGCGAACCGCGCCATGCGGCGTCTGGCCAAGGACTCCGTAAGCCCCTCCTCCAGGGCGGTCCCCCATGGATGGACATAGGTGTTGTGGTGGGCCAGGAAGGCTTCCCAGTCCTTTTTCCATCGAGCGGGGTGCGACCCGTGAATAATCTCATGGAGCAGCGTACCGAGACCATTTTCCGCCTCTGTGAGGTTAGCGGATGGAACTCCGCGCAGGAGATCATCCAAACTGCTGGCCAGGGTACCGTCTATCTGAATAGTGCGACTGTTCGGTCTGTACAATCCCATATATCCTTGTTTCCGGAGCCCCTTGATCCGCTTTATTTTGTTGACGAACGCAGTACCTTCAAACACTTCCTCAGCGAGATCCGGCGCCCACCCAGTCAGAGCCTGCCAATCACGCGGGTGCGGTATGGGCACGTCCGGCACACCGGCTTCGCGCAGAATGTCCGCCCCCCAGCGCTGCAGCCGTCCGCTCCACTTCGCCGGTTTGTAGACGGGATCACTCACCACCGCGAACACTTTCCGGAACGCATCGGCCTGGGCATCTACATCCGTCATCATCATGGGACCCGGGAAATCATCCTCGACATACCAGGACTTCTCCCGTATCCGATGAAACCAACTCTCGCGCACGTCAGCATCAACCTGATCCCATAGCGCCGTACCCCGCTCCCTCCGCAGCGCGTACTCAAGAGGATCACTGTCCTCAGTGAGCCGATTCGCGAAGACATCTATGGTTTTGTCGTTGTGGTTGTAGGCGACTAACCGACGGCCCTTTGGACCACCGGTCGCCCTCACCACCACCGACTGGCGCGGATACTTCATCTCTGCCGCCGGGCCGGTGTAGTAGCGATTGATCTCATCCTGCACGGTGGCGAGATCGCTGTCACTCACACCATCCACGGCCTCCGCCACAGGTGTACCATGCTGATGCGCCCACTCCTGGGCCTTGTCCAGGTTCCCCGTCCGGCGGTAAGTTTCTCGCTTGCTGCCGTCTCCGTGGCCGCCCTGCGGCTCTATCTCTTGCTGGTCCGCGTCGAGCACGACCATCTCGATGTGACATCTACACCGCGGATGAGCCAACGGGGTCCTGTCCCCGCTCGCGAACAGCTGGTCTATCGGAATCGCCCCCTGGGCCGCGTTGCGCCGGCAGACGGCCTCAACCCGACCGTCTCCGACCGTAACCCATCGCTTCTCCTTGACGCCCGCCTCGCGCCCCGTCTGCATGTAGCCACGCGAGAAGGCGGTCCCCGTCTCGTAGTGGGCGGCAAGCTCGGCCCGCCACTGTTTAGTCCGGTCGTAGTATTGGCGTGTACGCTCCTGGAGATCCCAGAGCTGCTCGCCCTTCAGCAGCCCATCGTTCAGGGTTGCGCGCAGATTAACAATCGTGCTATTGGCGACGTCGGTCGAGAACTTCGCGGCCTGCAGATAGATCTCCGCCTGGGCCGCATCATTGGTTATGTCGATGCTATAACCCTGCTCGTAGTCGCTCTGGAAGGTCCGGATCCCCTTGTCGTAGTGGGCCTCCTGGAACTCCCGGATCGCCTGACTGAACTGAGCATGCTCAAGATCGGAATCGACGATACTCCAGGCCTCTTTCAACAGCTCGGCGAACGTCTCCGTGTCTTCGGGAGTGTAATGCACGCCTTCGATGGCACCCACAACCGCGTGCCTCTGCCTATTGAACTGGGTCACCAGACGTGCCACTATCTCCGTGACCTCCGGCTCCTTCACTCCCGGCCATCCCGCCTTGGTCGCCATAAACTGCACATAGCCCATGGTCTCTGCCTGGAGCAACCTGGTGGGCCGTCGACGCCTAGTGCGACGCACCGCACTCCCGAATCCTCGGTGACGGTGTCCCGGTAAGAGCGGCAGCGGGCAACCCGCCGCCCTCAATTTCTTTTGCGGCACAGGCATGAGAGCATCTTGTGGCGTTCGCCGTAGGTGTCGTACTCATCTTCCTGGTCGGTCACAATCTCGAGTATCTCAAGGTCGTAGCCCTGCACACGCTGGAGCACGGCGTCGGCCGTGCCGAATACGGTGGTGTTCCCGTCTACCGCCTGCGTGGACAGATACATCTGGAGGAGACACAGGCCATCGCGGCGCAAGACGCGGGCCACTTCAGCCAACCCCGTCTCCAGGTCTTCGTCCTGCAGCGCCCCCAAGCTGAACACGGCATCGAACGAGCCCTCCAGGAACGGGAGATCGCGGGCAGGCGCCACCTCCACCCAGGCCGCAAGCTCTTGGCGATCCAGAGCGTGCCGGGCGGCCTCGACCTTCCCCGGCGACACATCGACCGCAGATACATCCAGGCCCGCCTTAGCGAAGAGCAGCAGGTCGTTACCCTCATCGCACCCGACCTCCAGGATCCGGGGGCCCACGCTCCGCTCTACCATCTCCTCCAAGAGCTTCTGCGCCAGAGCAGAGGGCCCAGGACCCGGTAGGTCCCTGGTCTCCCGGCCCAGCAGCTTCCGCACGAATCGCCCGGCCTTGCCCTCTTCCTGGATGCGAGAAGCCACGTCCTCCTCCACCGGATGCCCCCCCGTAGACAGATTAACCGGATGGTACAGCTGATCCCCGTCTTCCACGGATGGCAGATTGTCCTGCCGCCGCTTCTCATTGGGTGTGAACCACCAGGCCTTGCTCAAGGCTTCTATCCGCGCACCGAACTCCGGCCGCATGATCTCGTCCATAAGGAACTCCACGAATTCATCCTCGTCGAAGTGCGGTGCAAGCAGCTGATCTGTGAGCTTGCGCTCGGTCTTGCGCAGCCCGGGCCGGACCGAGTTCTGGTACCAGAGCCGGATCATGGCGTCGGCGTTGGAGTAGTTGACTCCGCGGGTGATCCCCAGGACCGGCGCCGGAGTCCGGCAGATCGCCAGTACCTCCTCCTGGGTGAACTGGCGGGACTGCATCCACTGCGCGTCCCTCTGAGACAGAGCCGCACCGTTATATCGGAGGCCCTTATCCAGCACGGCCGTCCTGCCTGCGCGTTTCGGGCCCCGGTGGAAGCGCTCCCAATCCTTCCGTATCTCTTTGCGCTCGGATCGGAGAAGATCCTGTTCGGTCTCCAGCAGGCCACCGGGTATAGCCCCGTTCTGGAAGAAGTTGGCGTTGTACCGCGCCGCCGCCAGATCCGTCTGCAGGGAGAGCCGGGCCGCCACGATAGGCGATAGTCCGCGGAACCGGTTCAGCGGGTTGCGCTGGAACTTCCAGTGGATGATCTCATCTGTGCTGTAGCGGATGGTTCGGTTCCCCACCCGATAGGCCCATCCCACCAGGCCTTCCCGTTCGTCCACGATGGGGTCCATATGGTCGGGCCGCAGCGGATGCAGCTCCACGATCTCAGTGCCGGCCACGTTCGGGGTGAGTTCCCAGAAGGACTCGCCGGCGATCCAATCGTCGTGCACCTTGGCTTCCAGGATCTCTATTCCGTCCATGTAGGTGTTAGGGGTGCGCAGAAGCCGCTGAGCCTTAGATCCCCGCACCTCCTCACGGCTGATTCCGTCGGCGGCCCGCGTGTAGGACTTCAGGGGCAGGGTAGCCGCCGAGACGGCGTGAGTGGCAACGCAGGAGAACACCAGATAGTGGACCTCGAAGACGTTCAGGACGACGTCCCGGTAGCTCTCCGTACCGATCTCAGAGGATATCTCAGGGAACGGACCGCCAAAGTCCTGCCCGGGGTCAAAGCGCGGAGAATTACCGTCGGCCTGCGGTATGGTAGATACGGGCCGCGTCAACCAGTCTACCCAACCCACACAACCACCCCCAGGAGCGCACAGCCGGCGCCCACAGTCACACCGGAGGCCAGCACGTGTCCAGGCACCACCGCCCACCCGCGCACGAAGCATATGGCATTACGCAGCCACCACGGCGCCCCAACCAGCAGGAGCGCGACCCCGAGAAACAGGGCAAGCGCTCGAAATAGTGCGATCATGCCGCCTCCTCCTCGTCGTCATCGTCCTGCCGGTCATCAAGATCGTCGTCATCCAGTTCCATCTCATCCGGATCTTCGTCGTCGCCCAGGATGTCGATGGACGGCCCCCGGCGTGCGACCCTGGACACCACGTGGTACCTGAGGGCATCCAGGCCGTGGCAACTCGCGTCCTTGGGCTGCTCACGCCGCTTGGATTCCGCGTCCTCGTACTCGTAGGTGTTGAACTCTTGGATCAGGTTGCGGCACCGCCGGTGGACCATGAGCCTCGGCAGCCCATCCTCACGCACCTCGAGTAGCCGCTTGATCTGCCAGATCCCCCACTGGATAGGATTCTCACCCAGCCGGCGCTTATCCAGACCCGGGGCCGCCTTCGCAGACCAATCGGCCTGCCGAAGCTCCTTAATGGCCGCCGGGTCACGGGGATCACAGTCCAGGAACTCCGGCACCGCGCCTGCGCCTTCCGGTCGTTCAAAGTGATCCCGGATCCGTTTTGCGTGCTCTGCCGGGGTCATGCGCTCATGCCAGTACTCATCAAGCACGTAGATCCGGCCGTCGGCGTCGTGTTGAATCGCCAAGACCACGAACGGATCCACAAACCCGAAGTCCACCGCCCCGTAGGTGACGGCTGAGCGCATAGGCTCGAAGCGATCCACGTGTACCTGCTCATCGAACTCCTCATATACCTGCCCCTCGAAAGACACCCACTCGGCCGCGATCTCCTGAGCAAACTCCTGCGGACCCATGTCGGCCTTCATGTCCTGGATCTCCTGGTCATTCTCCCCGCCCGGAAAGAGCACGGGGTTCGCCCAACTGGGCATATACCAGCTGTCCCAGTCCGCACGATCCTCATCCTGCCCGCGATCGTACAGAGTCTTGAACCAGTTTTTCCCCCGGGGGGTGGAGGGGAAGATGGCCACCCCCCGGGAGTCCGCCAGGGTGGGACGGATCAGCTCAGTCCAGATATACGGCTTCAGGCGCGCTGCCTCAGCCATGATCACGGCTACGAGTCCCTCTCCTACCAGCTGGTCGGCCTTCTCCTGGCTCTTCACTTCGATGGTGGCGCCTCCACGGACCTTGAGAAGGAATCGCTTCCCCACCGGGTCCATGACCGCCTTCTCCAGAGAGATATGGCCCTGCTTCTTCATCAAAGTCAGGTCTCTGTGGAACAGCCGGAACTCCTTCAGCGCGAGATCGTATGTCGGTGCGACAATCCAGATGTATCCGTCCGGCACGTGTATGAGGGGACCTATGTCCCGTGGTCCGCACTGTGTCTTGCCCCATCGCCGGCCACAGGAGAGTGCCTTGAAGCGGGCGTCTGATTGATGCACATCAATCTGCGCCGGGTGAGGTTGGTAGCCTACGCGCTGCCAGTAGGCCTCCTTGCTTGCCGGCGTGAGTAGCTCGCGCATGAGGTCCGGTGTATGGGGGTCCATCAGGCCTGCCTCTTAATCTCGCGCATGAGCACACCCTTCGGTTTTGGGAATCGGCGTGTTGGGAGGACTATCCTGGGCGCGGCCGGCGCTCCCGCGATTTCGACCCCTACCCCCTCCCTGCGCCCCCCTTTCGGCCTATGCGCTACGGTGTCGGGGTTCAGCAGCCTGTTCTAAGTTCTGCGTAACGGTATCGAGTCTTATATAGTTTTCGTATTGACTACCAGACGTGGGCGAGGTAAGATTGTGTGCGAGCCCGGCACGGTCCTAACGCCTACCGGTCCTAATGAAGGGAGCTACATCATGGCCAAGCTGCCCGACATCTACACCTCCGAAGAGCTGCACCGTCTGCTCCTTCTGGGCTCGGTCGGGGACCATCGCTCCTCAGTTAGAGCCCGGGACCACTTCCTGCTTCGCACACTGGCCTCTACCGGGCTGCGTATATCCGAGGCTCTGTCCCTGGTCCGCTCCGATATCGACCTGCCGAACTATAAGCTCTTCGTCTCCCAGGGCAGATCCAAGACCGGACCGGGCCGCTGGGTCTACTTCGGCCTCGACTACGCTCAAGATCTTGAGTCTTACCTCGACTCCATCCCTCCAGACCAGGCGGTTCTCTTCGCTACCAGCAGCGGTCTGCCCGTCCGCGACTCACATATCCGCGGACTCCTCAAGAAGATCGCCCGGCGGGCAGGCATCCCTCCGGAGCGCGTTCACGCCCACAAGTTCCGGCACACCTACGCCGTACGGTACCTGGAGGCGGGAGGTTCGCTGCCCACACTCTCTGAGCAGCTGGGACACGCAGACATCCAATCCACGCTGGTCTACCTGCACGTCGCCTCCTGGCATCGGGCTCAAGAGGCCCAACGGCTCAACTTGTAGACGCCGGCACCTTCTCGGCTGACTGCTCGGTAGTGGTGAAGCTCTTGAGCCCTTCGACGCTGCCGGTGCGAACGGCTTCCTCGATGGCCTTGGCCGTCTCACGCTGCCGGGCCTCGACCAGGAAGCGGTTCAGGTCTGAGTCATCCGTATCCTGCCGAGTATCGATCGCACCGAAGGCGGTCGCCCCTTCGCGCAGTTGCTTGTAGGCTCCGATCAGATCCCGGAGCTTGGCATCGTCCAGCGCTGGGTTCAGCAGGCCCATCACCCGGAAGAGCATCTCCACGCTCTTCTTGGCCAGTTCCTTCACCTGCTCAGACTGGATGCGCTCCCACTGCTCATCGGGGAGCTGGTTCAGGTGATAGCAAACCGTAGGCTCTGCACATCCAATCTCCCTGGCCACCGCGCTCTTCGATCCCAGCTTGGCATAGAGCAATGGAATGGCCGCCTTCTTCTCCGGGGAGAGCCGCCGACCGTGTTTTGAATGGTCAGACTTCTGTACAGTTGCCATGCCGCTCACCGCCTTTGCTAATACTATAGGGGGTATATTCTAGAATAAAGTTTCTCCTTAGCCCCTCTGGTCTCTGGTTATTTGGACACGGCCGAATGCACTGCTGGTGCGCTGTCCTGCACGGTGAGCCCCTCACCCAGCCCGGACAGGTGGCACGGTCCGGCTGCGACTGGGATTTGTCGTTCCTTGCGGGCCCTCTGGACCCGCCACCGCTTGCCTATCTGCATCCGCCTTCTGGCGGAGCCGCTTTGGCCTAAACCGGGAGTGCCGGCTGTTCCTCACGGCCCGGCGGCGAACCGGGGGAGCAGGCGCCTTGTCGACCGTACTTTGTGGACCCACAAGAAAAGCCGCACGTAGGCGGCTCAGAAAAATCTGCCGAGCATCTCTAACTTGTTGGAGTGAGACGCTCGGCTATGCAATTGTGCTTGATGAACGTGAGCAGGAATTTTGAGCGCACTTTACACGTCCACCAGTGAGACCCATCATACACATGTCCGCTCCCGGTGTCAATACTCCGCTCTGGGCGGACGTCAACCGCATAAGAACAGCTCCTTAACCGCCAGGTCCAGCAATATCTCAAACGCCTTCCGGTGCCGAACGGGCTTCTGTCTCGGAGAGATGCCGGCACGCTTCGCGGCCAGCTCCCAGCCACGTTGCTCATAGCACATGCCGTGCCGGTAGTAGACGTCCAGCAGCCGGTGATAGGTGGGAGCCTCCACCTGGAGCTTCACCATGCGCCGATCGATCTCGGCGTTCTGGCGCATGTTTCGTTCTCTGGTGTTTTCGTAGTCTGCCGTGGGCGCCGATCCGGTGTCCACGATGTCTCCGTACTTCGTGCACGTCGCCCCGTCGGCGAACGCGCAGTATTCCTCCAATGCGTCGTAGAGAGGATCGATCGAACCGAAGTGCCATCGCCACCTGGGTCTCTGTGCTCTCTCCTCAGTCATATTGCCCTCCGGGAAGGTTTCTGCATTATTTCTTCCACCTCCTCTTCCGTCATGGACCACTCTGTTCGCTCGGCGCTCTTCCCCGATCCCATCCACACATAGCCGTAGGCTCTATGACCGCGTATAGCCACCCTCACCGGACGGCGATTTGGCTCGGAGAATGAATACGCATGCAACAAATCCAGAAGGGTCGCCTCCTCGACCTCAATGGCGGCAATCTCTTCCACCATCTCTCGGATCTCGGCGTCAAGCTCCAACGGCAGCCACTCGGTTTGCCTGTCTTCTTTGCGCTCCGCCTGGGTCGTCATGGTGTCACCTCCAGGTCTCGGGTTCATACCTCCACTGCCTTCCTCTCGCCCATCAGCGCCTCGATGTCCTCCGTATCCTCCTCCGGCTTACCCTCCACGCGGCCGGAGCCCATCTCCACATACACTACGGCCTGTCCTCTACGGATACGCGCGGTCCGGCCCCCCAGTGTGAGCGTCTGCTCCTCCTCATCCGTCCGATGGCGAATCTTCACCAGTAGCCTCCTCATCCGCTGCGGGGTCATCTGAACCCTCATACCATTCGGCCCCTTCAGGCACCGCCGGCGGGTTGCAGATTCCACACCGCCAAGGCCCCTTGTTCCGTCGCCAAGCCTCGGTGTTGACGTGGCTGCATGGGGGAAGCTCTCCAGCCTGCTTTTCAAGGTTGCCAGGGGGTTGGCATCCTTCCCCTACTGGAGGGGGTTGGCATCCTTCGGATACTTCGCTTTCTGCTGCGGGATGCGCGGGGTCCGGCTCATCCAAGGTTGCCAAGGTTGTCATATATGGGAAGTGGCATCCTTGGGGTAATTCCCAGCGCCAAAAACCATCTTGGTTCTTCTTGGATTTGACCCCAATCTGAGTCTTCGCGCGGTCCAAGGTCCGTTTCGCGACACCAGCATCTTCCGCTTCAGAGAAAACCTCCCGCGCCGACTTCGGGCCTTCCGCCAGGATATCTTTCAAGAACGCCGCTGCTTCCTCGCGGGGGGCGCGGTCTTCGTCGTGGCCCGCCAACCTCTCACCGTCCAGAGACTCTTCCTCACCCAGCCAGTAGAAGCCGCCGTCATCGATACGGTAGCCGAGCGTGGGCTGTTTGACCGTAAGGTTGTGTTTTATATGCGCAAGGGCACACCTGCCCTCGTCGTCGGGGTTGCGTCCGGCCAGGAGCGCTGAGCGCACAAGTTGTCCGTAGGCACCTGACCCCGAAAGGCGGGCCAGGGCGTTATTCGCCGCGCTCTTACGGAGGTGCATCACGCACAGGACGGCTATATCCCAATCTGCCGCCAGACGGCGAAGATCTTCCAGCGCGGAGCGGACCTCGTTATCCTTGTAGGTGTCGGTATCTCCGCCCATGAACGCCGCCAGGGGGTCAATAATTAGCAGCTTTGGCCGGGGCACCTTCGTCAGGTGCGTTGTGAACAAGTCCATGTGGGCGGATGAGAAAGGCCGCACCCGGCCTCCCTTAGAGACGCCGTCGATCACAGAAAGGCGGCTCACGTCCGCTCCTAGCGCGTCGGCGCGGGGCCGGACTGTGTCGGCAATCCCGTCTTCGTATGTCGCGAGAAGAACATCTCCCTTCCCCGTGGTTGCTTCATCTCCGGGGAGCGGGACTCCCAACGTTACCGCGGTGGCAATCGCCAACGAAACATAGCTTTTCCCAACCCCGGGGTCCCCAGCAAGAACGGTCAGCTTCCCGTAGGGGACGCGCCCCGGCCACAGCCATTCAACCCCTTCAGGCTCGATGTCGGCGAGGTTACTCACCTGTAATTCGGGAGCCTGTTCCGGCCCTACTTCCGGCCTCCACACTCGTGCGGTCTGCCGTGCTTCTCGCAGTACGGCGGCGCCGTCTACGTTCAGCACGTCCAGCCAATCGGTATCCTTAGTTCCGTCTTCTTCCCGGCGCGGCGGGAGTAACACGTAGACTTCTCGCCCTTCGGCGGTCAGTCGTGCGGCGGCCTCTTCAGCGGTTCTCTGTCCGGTTCCGGACGCGTCATTGTCCGCCCACACCGTCACCCGCTTCACTTCTGGAGGGAGTACCACGGTTCCTAGTCCGTGTGCCGACACACACGACCACACCGGCAATCCGGTTGCTTCGTGGACGGCAAGCATGGTCTCTATGCCTTCGCCTACCGCGAGCACTTCGTTTGGGTCGAATAGTCGGATTGCGGCGCCAGTTGTGGCTCCTTCCCTGGTGGCGGTTTTAGTCTTCTTCGGCGTCTCTACCGGCGCCTTGCCGGGCCCGTCCGCGTCCAGGTACAGGCAGTGGATCGTAACGGAATCCCCGGCCGCATCTACCACTCTTGCCACCATGGCGGGGTAGGTTCCCGCTGGGCGCATCTTCTCAGGATCGTCCGGGTCGGGTTCGTAGTACTTGAGTTTCGGATGCAGGCGCAGTGTGGGTGGCACTTCACCGGATAGGCCACGGCTGCGCAGGTACTCAGACAAGCGGCCGGTGTCCTTGGTGGTGGCCTTCCAGGTCTTCGCAAGTCGCTCACGGCGCTTGGCTTCGTCGGCCTTACCGTCCTTAGTGGGTGTCTGTGGTGACGTATGCGGCAATGCAGGGGGAGCGCTACCGTTGCCCATGCCCACGTAGCCGGCCACCGCCGCGAGGGTTTCCGTGAAGTCCCATTCGTTCGCCCACATGAGCGTTTCAAACCCGTCTGCGGACTCGCCGCAGGTGTTGCAGACCATCCCGCCTGTCTGCTCAAAGTCGGGGAAGACTCGGAGCCCGTCCTTGCCACCGTGGACGGGACACGGAACGTGCCTGCGGTGTCCGACGTCGATAGCCGAACGCAGCTCCGGCGCAAGTGTGGCGAGGACGTCTGGCCACAGACCGGATGCGGCTACCTTCACGTCGGCGGCGTCCACCGGCGGCAGGTCTCGCGGCTTCACGCTGTCACCGGCCCCGGATCGCTCGTGCTCGTGCGGCGGCGCGACTCCCGCCACTGGTCAAGGTCGCGTTGCAGGTAGCGAATCCCGCCTAGCCGGTAGTACGCGGGACCACCGCCCATCCACCGGAGCTTTTCGAGATACTTCGGAGAGAGCGCGAGATACGCGGCCGCTTCTCGCGTATCAAAATACGTCTCCCACCCTTGCTGTTCTTGGTCGCTCATGCGTGAACCTCCGTGGTTTGTGGAGTGTCTACGCTAAGCATCGCACGAGCGGGAGAGTAGAAAAACGAAGTCAGACGGCTACCCGTCAAACTTTGAGTTAGCGGCGGGTACCCTTCGTAACGCGGCCGGCGCTCGGCTTGCTCGGATCGGTGCGGCTCCCGGCAGGTCGGCCGGGTCCGCGGCCTTCACGGAGTGTGAGTCCAAGCAGGTCGGCGGTCTTCTTCACAGCGTCGCGCACGGCCTGGTCTGTCACCGGCGCGCGCCGTCCGTCGGCAAGCTCGCGGGTAGCCGTGGCGGCTATGTCCGGCCACTCTTCTTCGAGCACCTGATAGCGCACGAGCCACTCGGCATGATGTTCCAGAGCCCTGTATTCGGGTGTCAACTTGAAGCCCGCTTCATCATAGTGCTCGTCAACGCAAAACAGGTACTCGTCAAGCTGCCGAGCGCATTCGGACAGAGCGCGGGTACGATAGGCGGCGTAGGTCTCTGTTGTGGGTAACCAAGGGTCGAGCGTGAGCGCGGGCGCCGCGGGCATCGGCCCGCCATAATGCGGGTATCTTAGGATGGAGGCGACGAACCGCCAGCTTGCGCAAGGTCTCTCTACCCGACTCAAGCTGTCCAGCGTGGTAAGAGCCACATTGAGAATCCAATCGTCCCGCAGGTGCCAGCGGCCGGCCCACCCGGCAAGAGCGGCTGCAAAGGGAGCAAGCGCCTTGTCTGCATCGTCGCCCGCAGACAGGGATGGCACCCACAAGCCACTACGCGCCGCAAGACGCGCCGCAAGGTTCTGTACCCCGCTCCCAACGACGTACCGCAGAACCCCGTCGGCGAAGCACACAAACGTGCGTGTGCCCTCTTGGTAGGCACTGAACTCAGGCGAGTACGCCGGCAACACGTCCTGTGCCAATGAGTCCACTGTTTGTGGAGCCACCCGCAGCACGGCCAACAGAAACACCCGGCGGCCGGCCCACGCGATAGAGTCCGGCGTGCCGTACTCGCCTACACCGTGACGAGAGCCCACCGCTACCCGCTCCCCTTCGCGCGTTGTTTGCCTGCGATCGGCACCACGGCGGCCGGTGTGGCATTCATGGCGGCGGCTATCTGTGTGGCTATCACGTCGGCGGCCGCGCGCTGTGGCGAGTCTCCAAGGTGCGAGTACCTGCTCGTGGTGCTCGTCTGCCGGTGTCCGAGCAGGCCACCTACCACCTGCAAGCCGACGCCGGCGGCGGCTCCGGTGCTCGCGAACGAATGCCGCAGTGTGTGCAGGGTTACGTCGGACACGTCCACGTCCGGCAGGCCCTTTGCCTTCTCGCTCGCGCGGTTGCGGACTAGGTACCAGCTCTTCGCCGGGTTGTTTAGGTGCGTCCACTCTCCGGCGGCGTTGCGACGACTGCCCGTAATCACCCACGGAGAGCCTTCTTCACGCGGCGCGCGCCGGAGCAGGTCCACGGCCACGCTAGCGAGCACCACGTGCCGCTGTCCTACCTTCGAGTCATCCAAGTACAGCAAACCGTTTTCAAGGTCTACGCGCTCCCACGTGGCTTCGAGCCATTCGCCGGAGCGGCAGCCGGTGGTGAGCAGGAGCCACACGAAGAGCGCATAGAACCGCGTGATCTTCCCTTCAGCTTCAAGCTCTGCGACGGCGCGGCCGATCCGCGAGACTTCCACCGCGGACAGGTAGCGCTCGCGCTTGCGCTCCGGGTACTTCTTGACGTGGCGCGCCGGGTTCGTGCTTTCGGCTCGCCACCCGTAGACTTCCGCTTCGGTCAGCAGCTTTGAGACTACAGCTAGAAGCTTGTTCGCTTGTGCCGGGTGCGCGGACTGGTCGCCGTGGAGCTTCGCCACGTCGGCGCGCGTCACGTCGGCTACCTTCTTCGTGCCGAGCTTCTTCTCCACGAAGTCGTCAAGCACCCGCAGGTACTCGCGGCGCGTGGCAGGCTTCAGGCGGCGCTGAACGTGCTCGCGCTTGAAGCGCTCTACCAAGTCTTTGACGGTCGGCGCTTCACGTTGTGCCGCTTTTTCGGCTGCCGGGTCTGCACCCTGTATCACTGCCGCGAGCGTCTCGCGTGCGAAGTGCCGTGCTTCTTCGGTCGTGAGAGTCCCCGCCTTGGCGAGCGTCAGTCTTCGACTTCGGCCGCCGGCGTCGCGGTACTGAACGACGTAGGATTTCGCGCCGGCCTTCGTGATCCGCAGGCCGAACCCGCGCAGGTCTTCATCCCACAGCAGCGCGTCCCGCGCTGGGTCCGGCTTCGCTGCGTCCACTATGCGTTTCGTCAGTCGCGCCATTTCCGTTCTCCCGGATCGCTATTTTCCCGCTTATAGAGCGGCTTTGCGGCCTGTTCTGCTTACGTGGTGCTTACGTGGAGCCGAAAACCGGCCGATCCGAGCCCGTTTCCGGCCACCGGGACGGAGCCACTTTCAGCTACCGAACCGGCCCGTCTCACGTAAGCACCACGTAAGCAGCGTGACGGTAAAACCCAGTATATACGAGTGAAGCCGGGTAGGTAAAGGAGTAGAGCGACAGGTGAGAGAAAGTGCAGATTAGCGGCAGAAAGTGAAAGCCGACGAGGGGACTCGAACCCCTGACCTGCTCATTACGAGTGAGCTGCTCTACCAGCTGAGCTACGTCGGCGC